GATTAATTGCATATGTCCTGTATCATCAATTCCTAAAACTTGATGTGGGACTTGCTTCATGGTAATTTGATTACTAGGAATCATTGTGCATTTGCCGGGATGTTTCCACTGACCCATTGCATCATGAACTGCATTAGTATGTTTCATTACATGATGCCAATCTTCTGTAGTCATGATCTTTTCTTTCATAACATGTTTAGCTAACATATTACTAACTGACTCGAATTGAACGTTTTCAAAAGTTAAATGTTTTACAGTATCTAAATGTAATAATTCTTTTAAACGATCAATTAAACCTTTATTTCTAAGATATTTAAATGCTAGATTTTCAATTGAATATTCACCCTCAGCTTCTAATCCAGCTTGACGCAAATTTCGAAGGCGTAATAATATTTCTCGAATTCTTTTTTCTAAATTTGGATGATTCTTCTTTAAATTTGTAATTTCATATTCAAATGGCTCTGCTTTCATTTGAATTAATGAATCATCGATTGATACTAAATCAGCTTTGGGACGATTTATCCATTTACCCCGGGTTATCGAATAAATGCCAACTGAAGAATGTAAATCTTCATTAGCATCTTGTGCATACAATTCAATATTGATGCCTTTATATTTTAATGGATATTCATGATTCCATAGAGCTTTTTTCAAATGAAGATAATTTTTTGTCATATGCAAATTATCTCCAACTTCCATGTAATTAATTACTACATGCAAATCAATATCGCTATATTTAGTCCAATTATAATTTGCATTGCTACCAATTAAAATAACATCGAGTATTGGTGCATCAATTTCTAAGAATTGATAAAATTTTTCTGCAATTTTCATAAACCCGTCACGGAGCTTTGGCAATAATTCGCCATCTCTCCATATTACAGGGTTTAATTCACTATGTGTCTGATATTCTTTTAGCATCTATTATAAATATCATTATTTCCAAAATAGCTGTACTAAAATAAGAGAGAATGCTAATGTTAAAGAAATTGCTGTTTTCATATTAATGCCTTCATCTTTAAAAAGATATGTCATTAATGTAAATATTATTATTCCGGAAACAAATGAAAGAAATCTGCCAGGCCAAAAAGCCCCAGAAAATCCTGATACTGATAATCTAGTTGCTTCCATAAAAGCCCACGTTATTGGAACTCCTAATAACATCAATGAAAATCTATATTCCTTTGCCCATGGCCAAATTAATGGACCATTTGTTTGAATCCAAACAACGATTTGACCAAATAAAAATATTAAAAATGAATAGGCTAAATGTTTATAGTTCATAATAAATAATAAGGAATATTAAGATTATATCCAAATTATTTACGATCGCCTTTATGTAGATCTACTTTGTCTAGAATTGCATTCAATGCTTCCATTTTAATGAAGCCTGCCATTGATGCATTTTTTAATGCACTAATTAATTGAAATATAATAAAAGGGACTAGAACGGTCTCACTTAACCAACTAGTCCCTTTAAATCCTTTTTCTACCATTAACAACGTTGTAAGTAAAATAATCCAACTTACTAAAGTTTTCAAAACTTTAAGTGCTTTAAAGGTTTGAAACCCTTCTCGTTTTACTCCAGCAATTACACCAAAGAAGCCATCTGCCATTACTACTCCAACCAATGCCAAATATTGATCTGAATTTGCCATTGCTAAGTTGAAAAAATAAGTGCAGATAAATGCCATTATCGTACTCGCTGAATATATACCGACTGTTGTTAATGTAGTTGTTTTCATTATTTAATGTCCGCTGATTCGATTAACGTATATGTAAATGATTTACCATGAATTGCTGCAGCTTTGCGACAAACAGCCATGAATGATTCAAAATCAGCTGCTTTTTTAAACACCTGACAACCTTCTGACCAATTCTCTACATATGTTGAATCAGCTCCAGCTTTGTGAATATTAATTCCAAATACCCCTTCAGCTATTTTATTCTCATCATAAGTTAAATCACGATTTGGATCGCGATAAACCTTAACCGGTTTTTGTTGCTTTAACGCTTCATATTTACCTTGATGTAAACCTAAAGTGTGAGATCCTCTATACTGACCTTCTACTAATCGAGCAACGCCTGCTGCATTATGATATTGTTGAACACCTTTCTTACCCGGGTCGGTTGTTGCAGGCCAACAATGTGATTTCCATTCGCCGCCTTCTTTATATGAAATCGTGATGCAATCATCAAATGCGTTGGTTACTTTATTTCCAGTATCAGAATTTCTAACTCCGACAATGTTAACATCAAAATCTTTTGCTCCTTCAAACCAAGCATATCCTTTGGCTTTTACTGCAGCTTCAATTTGTTCTCTTGTATAACAACTCATACTAATTTCCTCAATATTATTTTACGTATTGGTAATATTTTTTAGTTTTAGCATTTCTATCTTCTAAACCATGAGTTCCGCCATTGATTCTTTTTGTCAATGCTAAGATAGCTGCATCATTAACGCCTTGGTCACAAATAGACCAAAGTTTATTACGATCAAAAAAGAACATTGCCGATTCAAATGCATATGTTGTTGCAACTAGATCTGGGGTATCTAGTATTTCTGGTTTTTTAAGATATTCTGCAAATGCTTGATAATTCGATTTTCCTGTGAGTTGTAGTGCACCTCGGCCCCGATACTTCCAACCATCCCCTGATGCTTCATCGCCATTCCCCATTCGGCTTGCATACACTCGGTTGGCAATCTTTTCTGGTTGCCGCGCATAAGACTCTTCTAATGTTCCAGGAAAGTATTTTCCAAAGATCCCTTGTAGACCTGATGCTGAATAATTTAAATTTTCTGAAAATGCTTTAAAGCCGCCCGTTTCGTGTGACGTTTGCGCAAAAAAGTGAGCTGCTCTAACTGGAGTTAATTTATAAAACTCCATTGCTTTTTTCATTGTGCCCGGTCCAAATGCTCCATCTGCCGTAACACCAATTTTTTCTTGTAAACTTTTTAAACTCATTATTCTTCCTCAGTAGTAGTATCTTTTCCTTTGCCTGCAAATTTTTCTAAACCTGCAATACCTAAGCTACCTAATGTAACAACAACGAATGAATTATAAATGTACTCATTCAATTTTAATTCATTACCGAAATATCCGGTAATTAAATCAACAAACATTGCAATGGTCATTACTGCAAATGACATAAAACCGATAATAGTTTTTTCATTAAAGTCATTTGAATTTTTAAAAATGTCTGTAAACTTTGCCATAAATTCTCCCTTTTTGTATAAATATATGACAAAAGAGATTACTTGCAAATAATGAGTTCATTTACAAGATCTTGTATGTTCATGATGGATATTTTTAAATTGCCCAATTGAAACATACCGACCTCTCCCGAATCTTGTATAATTGCTGATAGATTTTCTATGAAATTATAATCTTGTTGAGTAAATCGTTTACCGTCTATTTCAACTACAATATCATCATAATCATATCGATCAATGTCTGTTAGTGAATGACATCGTTTACGTAAATCATATTTAGTTTTAGGTTGTTCTAACGTAATATATTTCATCCATTCTGCATCTGAATATATTCTATCGCAACATGGCTCTAATAAACGCAATAAATCTTGAGAACAATTTTCTACGCGGAAGGCAATATTGTATTTTGGTAAAATAATAGGATACTGCCATTCGTTATTTTTAATCCAGCTACCCCATTTTCTTAAATAGTTTCTGCCAGCTTTTTCTGAAACTTGTTTAAAGTAATCATCATCTTGCCCTACTTGTTCTGTCCATCGATGGCCTCTACATGTTAAATGATATACAAATGCATCTCGACTCTGTATTAATTCATATCCTGCTAATATCCAACGTTGGAAGATATCTGAATCTTCATATGGGAACGGGGCAAATAACGGGTCATGACCTCCAATAGCTTGAAAATCTTTTTTATAAAGAATCCATGGCGCAAACATTCCATATGTTACTTTATCTAATTCTTCTTCTTGTTTATGCATAACAAATTCTTCAAATGCATTGATATCTAAGGTATCAAAGTCTTGTCCGAAATCCATTATGATCTTTTCTTTTCCTTCTGGGTGTAAAGGTGGTTCTATACGGGTCGCACATACAACTTTCCCTGGTTGTAAGTGCTTTAACATATTTTCGATATACAAAGGACCAATAATCATATCGGCGTGTAAGATACCCACTATATCATTTGTAGCGAGCTCGATACCTTTATCATATAATATTGTATGGCCCACTCGTTCTTCACTTCTATATGTAATACAGTTTTGTTGTTGTATCCAATCTTTAGTGCCGTCAGTTGACCCATCATCTAATAAAATAACTTCTGCTTCTGGTGCGTGTTTTTGAATACTTGCATATACATTTTTTAAATGTCGCAAATTGTTGTAACTAGGTATAATTAGTGATATCATATTGTATAGTTTTCTCCGTATTGTCTCATATTAGAATATAAGGAATTAAATTCAGAATTCAAAAAATACGAATTCATATTTGATTCTGCGTTCCTACAAAATTCTGAGACTCCGATATTTATCTTGTTTTCTTTAAATGTTAATGAATTCATATGTGCAATAGTATTGTTGTCTGACACAATGGTTTTCATTCCATATTGGTCAGCAATACAACCTGCATAAAAATCTAAGCCCCATCCGTATATTAATTCATTTGGAAACTGTTTTATTTTTTCTAAGATATCTCTACGTATTAATGGAGCCTGAAAATCAATCCAACGTACGTTGCGTAATCCTTGACCCCAATTCCACATTTGTTTCCAATGACATTGATCAATCGATGCATTGATAACCGATGGCGAATAAACCGATGCATCTGATTCTAAAGCTTCTCGAATCGATGTTGATAAGAATGCTGGACCATGAAATACAAGATCATTATTTAAAAAGTAAAGATACTCATGATCTGTTTGTAAAAAATAATCTAATACTACATTAAAACCTCCGCCGAAGAATATATTTTCATCTAAACGATGTGTAGTCGATTGTGCTAACGATTCTGAAGAACCATTATCTAATACCATTAGCTCACATTTTTCAAAGTACGTATCTCGGCGTAATTGATTTACTAAATTATCTGTCCATGTAGGTAAATTGTGATTGAGTGTTGCTATTAACATATTAAAATCTTAATTGAGATGTTTCTTTACTAGGCATAACTATACCTAAAAAATTCTTTGCAATCGTTTCTTCTGTATTGCCTTGTTGTTTAAAATCAGTCATTTGTTCTAAATAATGAAATGGTTTGAACCATGATTCGCATGGAACTAATCGTATAGCTTCTGATGCTAAAACATATTCGCCATACCAGATTAATTCTCCTGGGATTACTTGTAATAGTTGTTCATATGATAATTCATTTGGTTCTAAATAATGTTCTCTCATATGATCAAAAACTTTAACGGACCATAAATTAGGACATGTCCAATCATAAAATTTACCCTTACGTCCAAATAAATCCATTATGGTTTTTCTATCTTGTTCATATGACTGTTTAACATTATCTAATAAATTTCCTTTAGTTGCCATCCATTGAAATAAATCTTTATTTTCATGCATAGTTGTATAAGGTGTTTCTTCATCAAACATAAAATCACTGATAAAGAAATCTCGAATAAAATATGAATCGCCATCTACCCATAGATAATTGTTACATAAATTCATTTCACTGAATTTCATTTTAACCAATTGTTGCGTAAACCAATTTTGATCTATAGAACCTTGTATAACATCCTCATCAAATATCATTGTGTAATCTGATGTGCCGAGTACATCTTTAAATAATTGTTCTTGATGTTTTGGTATCGAAACATATACTGGAATGTTATCTTTGTTATGTTTTGCAGTTGTCTCAATTAACTGTTTAGTATAATGAACGTGCGGTGCGTGTGACTTAAATAAAAAAACTAAATTATCCATATCAATCAAATAAATTTAAAATTCTATATTTTTCAACATAATGTAATTTTTTTTTAGAACATTGAAAGTCACTATGAAATGCTCGTAACACATCCTCAGTAAAATAATAACGATGTTGCTGACTCGTAAACATTTTCAATGATTCTAATTTTTTATTATATTGTGTTTCAATATCTACATATAAATTAGATTGCCATGCATCTTGCGTGCTTGGCGTATAATATTGTATCAAACTAATTTTACTATTACGAATCAATGCAGAACCAAAACCAGAAACATATCTATGTTCGAAATGAGAATCAGTTTCATTTGGAAGAAAAATAGCATCAAATTCTTCATCTGTATTCTTAAGTATGGTTTCAATTAAATTGATCCAATTTTCTTCTGGAATATCTTTGATAAATTTATATGATGTATTTATAATTTGCAGATTAGTACATCCTGCAGTTTTCCATACATTTTCAACTTCTTTTAATCGATGTTCGCCTGTTGATTCATCACAATCGCCACCTTGTGCTAATTGCAATAAATAAAATTTAGTTTCATTGTATTTTAATATAGTACCTAACATACTATATTCTACATCGTCTGGATGCGGAGATAAACATAAAACTTTATTAAAATTTAGAAATTTCATTTAGATACTCCAATGTGTGAATCCTATTCATATTTTCTTGATATACTACTTGTATATTTTCAATATTGAATAATTCTTCGTTTAAATAATCTTTGCCGCCTTGTCCTGCTAAATAAGTAGTAGCGCCATTTCTTTTACATATATCTACTAATCTACTAGTAGAAGTTAAATCTGTTTCATAATCTTCTACTATAATAGTATCAATATTTAATTTTTTAACTAGATATCGAATAATAGATGAATTCGTTTGATATAAATTATCAGATATTAAATCATCCATTTCTGATAAAATATGTTTATATTTTGGTATAGAATTTTTAATCCGTTCCCAATCTTTCTTTGCGTCAATATATTGTTTTGTGTTGATAAATTCTAATCCTTTTTTAACGCTCATCGTATTCCATTTGCCATCCATATTGAATCGATTTTGAAATCCGTTTTTTTCAAATTGACAATGTCCTAATAAAACAAATATATCTGCTTGTTGTATCTTTTGAAAAAATGGATACCATGGCATAAAATTTGGTTGGTGAATTGTAACAATCATATTATAAATTCAAATAATATTGTGGTAAATCTTCTGGTAAGAATTTAAAAAAATTATCTAATAAATTGCAATCAACTTTAACTGGATTGAATATGTATTTATTACTCATATGATGTACCATTAACTTTTTATAATCTTGTATTGGGGTAAACTTACGAATAACATCATTAAAGCCAGTTGCGCCACTTTCTAATATACCAGCGTAGGTAGCTACAGCTGATGTCGGAAAATGATTGCCGTTTGTTAATAATGTTATTTGTTTTTGTGATAATAAAAAGTTTCCACTATGCGGGTTCCATGCATTGAAATAATATTCATTATTGATTTTAGTTATATATCGTATTATATCAGATACGCCATTACCGCCTAAATGAACTGAATTATATGGAGCTAAATCTACAAATTCTTCTTTTTCATTTTCTAATTCAAATCTTAAAAAACCAACATTATATTGTATGTTCTGTTTTTGTAATTTTTCATTAACATCGATTGCATATAATAAAGAATCAGCATTGATAAGTATATCATCTTCATTATATAAAAAATAATCATATTCTGTTAAATGATCTAACATATATTGTCTAGGTTCAAAAACTAAAGAATGACCTAACGATTTATCTCGAATTTCAGTGGTGACACCATCAATATCTATGCGTTCTGGTGAAAATACTACAACATCAGATACTTTTTTTAATTCTTCAACTACTGGTTTTAAATACGGATTTGAATTACCAGCATAACAAGCTAATGTACTTAATATTCTCATAAATTACTCCTTTACCCAAAACCAATTAGAATCTCTCACCCCGATAGCTTTAGCATCTGGTACTAGTTCTTGTACTGCTTTAATGACACCTTCCCATTGGTAATCATCGCCTCCTACTATACCACCAACCTTAACTTTAGGCAACCAAGCTTCGATATCTTCCTTAACGCTCTCATAGTCGTGAGATGCATCTATGAATACAAAATCTATAGAGTCATCTGCAAACTGCTTTGAGACCTCTACAGACTTGCCTTTAATAACCGATACGCAATGTTGTAGTGGTTTCAGTGTTTCCACAACTCGTTCGTAGAAGTCTGTAGAATTTGCACTACTGTCGACAGATATGCTGAAATGGTCTACAGTGTGTAGCTTAATTTTTTTTCCTGAGTTGTGTATCTCGGTACCCAAGTACGCACTACTACGACCGGCAAAGGTTCCGATCTCAACGAAAGTTCCCTTATCAAACTTGCTAACAGCTAAATCATATAAGTCGAAGTGGTCTAAGTACCCTTCTACGTTTTGCCAAAAATGTTCCATGCTTTTAAATTATTTTGTTTTAAATTATTATGATGACTGCAGGGCTGTTCCATCGTCCATTAGTCTATAAACAGTATAATTATACTGTCTAGCTATGTTGTGGAATTTATCTTCTGTAACCTTAGCCATTTCTGGAGTCCATACCGACTTCTGATTACGTCTTTCTCCTAAGTACTTGTGCTCAAACATAGGGTGATAACCTCCCTCCGGATCAATACCACAAGTTACCAACTCAGTAACACCGCTCATTCCCAACCAAGTTGCTGCTGTCTGTAGGACGGAGTAAGTTTCTCCCATATGCGGAATATCAGAAGGACAAATCAATCCATTCATGCCATGGACTCCTAATGCAACAAAATGGATC